CGGGAACGCTATGCCGTTAATGTAAATGAATCCATTAGCCATGACTGAACGCCCCCATTCCCAGATCATAGCCACGATTTCGGGCTATCTTCTGCTGATTTTCGTAGATTTTCTCGCCGTCAAGGTAAACATTGATGCGAGCGGGTTCACCGCCGTCATTGCCACCCATTGCCGCAGATACGGCCTGATATACACCAATGGAAACGGATTCAACGATCTGGTCGTTGTTCGCAACCGCAGACCTGCCGCCGATGTTACCAACCAACTCAGGGCCAGCTTCACGAGCGATAAACAACTGTCCTGCCGGGGGGAAACCGCCGCCAGCCCACAGAGTAATACCAAAGATACTACTCAGGGTATTCTTGATCGCAGTACCCAAGCCCGTACCCTTTTTCAGATTTGCGGTATAGGTAATCGTCTTATCACTCGGCAGACTAATCCAACTTCCCTTCGTTACGTCAACCTTCTGAGTAGCCGTACTTACAGAGAAGCCGAGATAATTCTTCCAAGTCTGACCTGCCCAATTACCCTTGCTCACGTCAATCTTCTGAGTTACATTCGGGATGTTGCCAATCCAACTTGCAATCGTACTCCATCCGCTCTTAATCAGGTTTACGGCCTGACTGAGAACAGGGATGTTACCAATCCAACCCGAAATCGTTGTCCACCCCTTCTTCACCAACTCAACAGCCGGTTGCAGAACAGGGAGGGTTACGGAGAGCAAGCCCGTCTTCAAGCCCGTTGCAGAATCCGAACCAATGGTCTGGAAACTCTTATTGGTGAACAAGGCTACAATCTTGTTCTTTACGTTGGTACTGAACCACCCGCTGACAGGAGACCAGTTCGTCTCGGTGTCGTTCTTCGCGCCGAGGAAAGCCGAGATAATCCCGCTACCGAGATTCGTGAACAGCGTTCCAATCGGAGAGGAAACGATCTTCGAGAACCAATCGCTCACAGGACTCCATGCGCTCTTGCTGTCATCCTTCGCACCCGTCATCTTACTGATGATCGTAGTGCCGAGGGTAGAGAACAGAGTACCGATGGGAGAACTGACGATCTTACTGAACCACCCGCTGACAGGAGACCAGTTCGTCTCGGTGTCGTTCTTCGCGCCGAGGAAAGCCGAGATAATCCCGCTACCGAGATTCGTGAACAGCGTTCCAATCGGAGAGGAAACGATCTTCGAGAACCAATCGCTCACAGGACTCCATGCGCTCTTGCTGTCATCCTTCGCACCCGTCATCTTACTGATGATCGTAGTGCCGAGGGTAGAGAACAGAGTACCGATGGGAGAACTGACGATCTTACTGAACCACCCGCTGACAGGAGACCAGTTCGTCTCGGTGTCGTTCTTCGCGCCGAGGAAGTAGCTGATGATATTCGCAGTCAGCGTGGAGAACTTGCTGTTGGTGGGGTCGGTCACGGTCGTGCCAAACCATCCACTCATCGGAGACCACGTTTCCTGCACATCATCCTTGGTGTCTTGGAACAACTGACTTACATCCGCATTCATGCCCGTGAACTTGCTCACGATGATGTTGATGAAGTTCTGGAACCAAGCAGGGAGATTCGTCCAAGTGTCTTCCAGCTTCGTACCGAGCGTAGCAAGACCTGCGAGCAGACCTTCTACGATGTAGATACCAAGCCGCTTGAACAACTCGGAAGGACTGTGTACTTCGTTCTCAGTAGCCGCCGTATCATACGGAATACCGAAGATTTCAGCGAGCGTTTTGATGGTGTCGGTCATTTCACCGTCAATACCGAGAATCATGCCGTCCACCAAGTCAACGCCGAGACTGTTGAACAGAGCCACGATAACGTCATCCTGCTTACCAAGCGCGACCTTCGTGCCATCCTTCAACGTAGCAACCAGATTACCCGCTTCGGATTCAATTTGAATCGAACCATTCGCTACACCCGTGGCAATCACACCACTCATGTCATAACCAAGGTCTTCAAAAATTATCCACGCTTCGGTGCTACCGAAAGCATCCTCAAAAGCATTGAAAATCTGCGTCTGAACATCGTTCGTAAGCAAATCCCAACCCGTGAGGTCGAACATTTCGGCTACGTTCAAGGCAACATCGTAATCCTTACCAAAGGCTTTTTCGATAGCCTTTTCGATACGCTTTGCAACGCCATCAGACCATTCGGTTGCATTCTCAGGAGTCATATCAGCGAACAAGCCGTTCATCACATCACCCGTAAGATCAGTAAACGGTCTCTGCTCGATGATCTGATTCATTGCACCACCGAAAATATCTTGGAAAGCCGCAAGCACCTGGGCCTGACCCGGTGCGGTTGCTTCATCAACTGCCGCCGTAACAGAAGCGAGAATATCCCAATCCTCAATCTGCTTATTCACGGCATCAAGAGCTTCCTGCGTCTTCGCGGCATTTACGGTATCGCCGATGGAATCGTAGTAGAGCTTCGCCTGTTCCAAACCTGCGGCATAAGCCACAGCGTCAGCGTAGGCTTGCTTTTCAAGCTGAGTATAGGATTCGGTAAGTTCATCCACCATACCCTGATAGGACTCCAAGACACCCGTGAAACTGTCCTTCGTCAGATCGGAGAGCAGAATGTTCATACCTGCACCAAACTCACCGCTGATCTTACCGTTCGCAACTGCCGTTTCGATTCGGTTGAGCCAACCGCTCAACTCAGCCACCATGTACTTTTCGTCATCCGTCAGACCATCCACAATGCCCTTACTGATATACTCACTCAACTGCTCACCAATGGAGGTAGCCGTCTCGTTGAGGATTTCAGAAGAAAGACCGATGCTCTCTACAAGGGTTGCAGAAAGGTCTACACCTTCCGCAGTCTTGGGAGGAACGAGGGAGACTGCAAGCTCGATGGTTGCTTGCTGAGTGTCGATAAGGCTTTGGAGAGAAGCGATGATACCGTTTTCACCCGTAAGCTGATTCAGCATACTCGTGAGAGTACCGTCCGAATCATCCACTACCACGCCAAGATTGATCTTGTTCAAATCGGCTTCAAACGCGACCATCTTTTCGTTCAGGTTCTTCTTTGCGGTATCTTCGTTTTCGATGGTCGTTCCGATCATGCTGACATTCGCTGTCACATCGAACTCGAACAACCCCTTGGCGGTTTTCTCAATATCAGCCGCAGTCAACGCGATCTTACCCCAAGAAACAGCCATACCCAAGATATTCTGCTTCAAGGAGATACCAACCAAGGTAGCAACAGCACTCAGGGTGATACCAATGACTGCACCAATAGCAAATCCCGTACCGAAACTCACACTCAAACCAACTGCAATTAAGCCACCCGCCAACGCAGAAAGTGCGGTGGAAAGTACGTTCGCCGCCATGGTCTCCCAAGAGAGACCCGTCTTTGCAGAAACAGCACCCGTTCCAACGATAGCCGCCATCGCCGCTGTTACGGAGAATCCGATACCACCGCCGAGGAGCTTGCTGAAACCAAAGAGCTTCGCAATCGTAGCACCTGCGATAGCACCCGTTCCTGCGCTTACAATCGCAGAAGCGGCGGTGTCCCACAGGGTTGCATTGGAGTTCGTCAACGTACCAACGTAGGTCACAAATGCAGTCAAGGCCGCAGTCACGGTGAAGCCAACGCTTGCACCCGTGAGCAACTTCACGCCGAATGCCTTAGCGAGCAATCCACCCGCAAGAGCACCCTTCGCCGCCGCCATGATCGAAAGCCATACGGTGTTTGCCGTAAACCCTTCGGTAGATACGCCCTTGTACACAACCGCAATGGAGGTGAGTGCGCTTATTAGCATCATTGCCGATGCACTATACCATCCAACCTTAGAATTAAAAGAATGTGCCATGACACCGCCTACAATAGCCGTGCCAAGTCCCGTTGCAATGCCATCCGCAACCAGATAGCCGAACTTGCCCGTCTCCATGAACTTATTGTCGAAGTCATAGACAAGAGCAACGGTCACTACTGCGGTAGCCAATGCGGTCACAATACTCAGAACCTTTTCCATGTGCTGACGAGCACTACCAAGGTTCGGGAGCAGACTCTTTGCCATGTTCCACAGGAGCAGTTCAGCACCAATGGCGGTTGCCACGGCAAGAATCTCGTCAAGGTGATCTTTAATCCAGTTCAGCGTAGGCTCGAACTTCTTCATCAGTTCGTCCACACGAGAGGAAACGGCATCACCGAGGAAGTCATAGACGGGCAAATCCCAATCCCAATCGCTTCCACCACCGCCACCTCCACCGCCGCCCCCGCCACCGGAAGCATCGGTCGGGTCGATGATGTTCAGTTCATCAAAGCCCATCAGGTAGCTTTTCAGCTTCTTCGCCGAGCCACCTGCGCTATCAAGGTTATCACCCAGATCACCGACACCCGCGCTCACATCGGTAATGCTCGAATAATCCACTTCGGGGAGGGAGAATCCGAACAGCGATGCGATTGCCGCCGCCAAGATGCGGATAGCCTTTGCAAGTGCGATAACCACGGGGAGTACCGCATTGAGAATCGGTACAAATACGTTACCAAGCGCACGAGCCGCCTGAGAAACCTGAGCTTGCAGAATGCGAAGCTGATTCGCAGGTGCATTCAGGGTTCTTGCCATATCGCCCTGTGCGGTCGTAACCTGAGTCATGATCGCGTAGTATCGAAGCTGTGCTTTCTCAGCCTGAGTCATGCTCGTAAAGGTCTGGTCGATACCAAGGCTCAACGCAACTGCTTCCAATCGCGCCTGACTCAGATCGTAACCAAGTCTACGAAGCGGTTCAAGCTCACCCGAAATACCCGACTGTAACTTCTGCATGGAATCTTCATAGCTGATGTTGAAGAAGGAACTCAGGTCGTAGCCCAGCTGAGTCAAGTTCTGACTCATGATGTACGCACGATCACTCACCACGCCGAAGCCCGTAGCCAAGGTCATGAAAATACCCTGATTACGCATCCACTCGCCGGGGTCAATACCCATGACCTCACCAACGTGTTCGGCATATTTCTGTGCTTCCGAAGCAAACTGCCCCATGGAAGCATTGAAAAGGTTCAGGTTTTCTACATATTCGTTCGACTCATTGATGAGTTTGGCAATCGTCCTACCAATCGTCTGAACAGCCGTGACCGCCATGCGAAGCCGTGCGTAAAGGTTCATGTAAGAACCTGCCGCCGCAGTATTCGCAGTAGCCAAGCTGTTCGTGCTCGTGATTACCTGCTGAATCCGATGAGGGAATGCCGCGAACCCGCTGGAAATCGCATTCATCTGCGATGCGAGGGGTTGCAGAGCGGCGGTAAGCTGATTGATCTTGCTACTGAACGTATCAAGGTCAAGGCTATTCAAGCTCGCCACTACTTCGGGCATCTTCTTCAATGCGGAAATAGAGGAAGTCAGATTGGCCTTTCCGAGCGTGGTCAGGGGAACAAGGGCTTCTGCCAGATTGCCGAAGATCGCAAGGTCAACGCCCTGCAAGCTCTTAGCCGCATCGCCGAGCTTCACAATCTGAGTGGCAATCGAGGAAGAAATCCTGATACTCTGAATCGCGGAAAGCGTAGCCACCGCATGAGCCAATGCAGAAATCTTGCCGAGGTCGTTTATGTTCATCTTGTTCACAGCTTCGGAGATCGAACCAATTCCCTTAGCCACGGTAGACGAAATCTTCACGTCCTTCACAGCAGACAGAGAGGACAGCGCGGGAGCGATCTCACGAAGGAGAACCACACCCTGCACATCCAACTTACTGCTCGCTTCACCGATTTCCCCAATGGACTTTGCGATGGTCGAGGAGAGCTTCACACCTTGGAGGTTTTTCAGTCCACCCAACGCATTCGTCAGATCGCGCAAGTTGGTGATGGAATGCGAACTCAGTTTGTTGATACCATCATTCAGCTTGCTCATCTGAGAAGCGACCGAAGTGAGACCGACACCACCCTTGGTGATACCCTTCAACTTGTCGAGAGAATTGTATAGAGCATTCAATCCTTGTTCTGCGCTTTGCGAACTGGATTGAATTTCAAGTTCCAACGATTCGATGGTCGTGGACATATCTATTCACTCCTCTCGTCAAAACAGTTACGCTTCGGTCGAGGTAGTTCCAAATTTCTTGTTGGTGGAAGCCATCAGAGCTTCCATGTAACGCTTACCCTTCGAGCTTACGGCCTTTTCCTTCGCTTCCTTCTCCTTCTTCTGTTCCTTGACGGTCAAAGCATAAGGAGCGGTGCTATACGGTCGGGGCTTCGTACCCTTCTTCGCAAAAGCATGGAAGATCGGAGAAGCGTCACACAAGGCTTCGTAGATGTACATACCCTGCAACCAAAGCTCTTGATTGCGTTTCTCGTTGCGAATCTCCTCAGCCTTGCGGTAGTATTTCACCAATTCGGGGTCTCCGTCCCAATACTGTTCGGGAGTCATACCAATCGCAAGGTAATAAGGAAAGGCTTCGTAGAAACGCTGTGTGTAAGTGATTAAGGGAGCGGATTGGTCTCCCAACTCGCTCCCTTCGAAATGAGACAGCGAGCCACTTACCAACTGGCCGTCCAGTTCAGGTTTCCCTCGTTCTCCTCCGGCTCATCAACCAGAGCAGAGATCGGCTCGTTGTACATCTCAGCCAGCTTGCCGATAAGCTCCTGCTTATTGGTCATCTTGCCGTAAATCTCGTCCACCAGTTCGTTCTTCACGAAGGGGTGATGGGCGAGGAATGCGCCCTTGAACAGAGCTGGAAGCGTGGTCATCGGCTTGTCCTTCACGTCAGAAGCCACGAAGCCCTCACGCTCCATGCGCTCAACGGTGCGGCGGGTGTACTCCAGAGTGTACTCCTTGTCCTTGTAAGTGAACTTCAACTGCTTACTCATTTTCTTTTCCTCCAAATTCGATTCATTGATTTATGTCAGCGGCGATGCGATCTGCACCGCCGCCGATTTCAGATTTTAGGCATCAGCCATGGTGATGGGGGTGGAAGGAGCGATGGTGATGGTCATGTCCACAACCTCGTTCACGCCGCCGCCAACAGGGAACACGGAAAGCTGACCCTTGAACTCGAACTTACCGTCAGAGCCATCGGGAGTCAGGGTGTTGCCAGCTTCGGTGGCACCGAACCACACGGCGAAGTCCTTCTCCTGACCTTCCAGAGCCTTGAGCGTGGTGAAGTCAGCCTTGGTGTAGTTGGCAGTGAACTCCAGAGCATCAAGGGACTGAATGCCCGGAATGTAGGTCTGCATCTTGTCAGACAGGGTGGTGGTCTCCAGCATTTCCGGAGCACCGCCCAGATCGGGGAAATCCTTGATGTCAACGAGCTTTTCGTAGGCAGAACCTTCACCCTTCATCATCAAAAAGATTTTATACGTCGAGATGGCCATTAGTGTAATCCTCCTGTTCAAAACATTTATGCGAACTCCCATCGGTAGCCACCTGCGGTAGCACGTTGGCGTAAGCATACTTTTGAAATGTGCCTATGATCTATCCCAGTCTCAATTCCCGCTTTCTTACCACTTTCGTATTGCGCTACGAGTGTACCTGAAAGCGTATATTGATTGACAGGTTTCTCCTTTACCTTTCCGACTCTCTCACAAGTTTCGGCAGAACGCTTTTTGCCCGTGTTAGAAGCGGAAATTTTAGCACGATGTTCTTCGGAAAAATGCTTACCGTAGTTAGGATTGAGTTCACCAATCTTGGATTTCCTCATCTTTTCACGGCTTCGGTCTGAAACTTTCTTCTGATTGTTCACACCACCAAGCTCACGGTTATAGCCCTTATCGGGATTCGTAGTATCGAGCTTTGCAATCAATCTTTGTTCCAGATCGCTTGCCGCTGACTTGCTCAACCCAACCGCCACAACCTCCTTGGCTATCGACTCCCATCCAAACTGCTGAATTACTTCCCACAGCCCTTCACAGAACCGATAACCGCTTCCGTTTCTCCATCGCACTTCGAGCGGAGTGGATGTAGTGCCGACATAGGCTTTCCCGTTCATATCCCGCAGGATATAGACAGAGTACATAGCACTACCTCCTTGTGATTGTATGATCTTTCGATACGACTGCTCTGTATCGACCCGTGATTCGGTAGATAGTAGCGTCATCCATGTTCGGAATCGGATTAAGCATGATTCGCGTGAATCCCATTTCCGCCATTTCATCGTCTACCACACCAGCGATTGTTCGGGATTCAGTCTTTTTACCAACGGCCTTATTCGAGTACACATTCAACTCGTACATAAGCACCGCATGGTTTTCAACAGAATCCGTGGTTTGTGTCCTGATGAGTGGAGTGTTATCCATTTCGGTCAAGGACACAGCAGGGAAAGATGGAGGTGTCTTCACATACTCGCCTGTCACATAAATCCCTGAGAAGGTTTCACGCAACCGAGTGGCGATTCTACTGAACACCTGACTCTCAATGTCAATCATTTGAACACCTCCCTCGCTATATCGACTACCTCTGCGCATACCGTCTTCATGGCGTTATACATAGGCATTGCGGCGGGAGTACCGTGTGTAAGCACCAACTCACCGTCCTCGTAGAAGCCCCACACATTTCTCTTGCCATGCCCTTTTCCGTAGCCGCCGATGGTCATGCCAAGCTCGCCGCCCTTCGGATGAGGACTCGAACCCGCAGACCCGTTATGGTACACACCTGCACCAAATTCTACCCAAACGGCATCTTCGCCCTTGGCGATGACTACCGATACATTCCCGCGAGTGTCGATGCTTACATCCACGCTCGCGCTTCTCGCTCCACCACGCAGAAGATCGTCTACTACGGCAGAGCCAAAGCCCTGACTCGCGGTTTCCGATATTCGTTCTGCTACGCGCTGTCTCAGGAGTTCCGTTTTCCTGATGATCTCCTGCTTGTATTCCTCGATTTCCCGCATCGCCTTTTCAATGCTTTTCGGGTTCAAGGAACATCGAATCACTTTCTTCCTCATCGGACGTTCACCTTGCTCACGGCGTAGGAAACGCTATTGAGACTACGGGCTACTTTCTTCACCACATAATCCCAAGGCGTAATCACTTCGCCTTTCTCGTTGCGAGCAAGCTCACCATCCTCGGTAAGCTCAGGAAGGGTATCAATCCACAGCACGGAATACTCATCAATCGGAGTATCGGGTTTCTCGATGACGATAACCTTATCGTAGGCTTCGTCCTCGCCGAACTGACGGGTGTTCGTCTCGCCCATGGCGGCAGAGATATTGGCCTTGGAACGCTCAGGCTTGTGATACCTGACCTCATACTCGCCCGACTCGTTGCCATACTCGTCTAAGATCGGTTCTTTGGTATCGTAGAGCGCGTAGAAGAAGGGAGTCATATTTCGAGTCATGCACCGCATCAGATCACCCCCACGAAGGGAGTTACATGACTGCGGATGTATGCGATCATGTCCTCGTACTTGAAAGTGCGGGAAATGCCGTTCTCGTTGTGGCTCACCTGATTCTCTGCGCCGCTCTGCGAATACCCTGCGATAACCGCAAATACCTGAGTCATTTCGTATTCAGCGGGAATTTCGGTGGGAATCTCCTCGCAATACGAATACCTCCAACCCAAAATCTCCTTCTGAGAAGCGGCAAGGTAGACCGTCAACTTCTTATCTTCCGAGGTGTCCTCGAAACCCAACAGGGATTTCACCATGGACAGCTTTTCGGCTTCGGTCATTGCGGTCTACCTCCCTTCTTACTCCTCAGTCTTTTCAGCCTGTTCGGAGGAGTCATTCTGTTCAGAAGACTCGTTGGTGGGCTTGGTTTCCTCGCCCTTGGGCTTGGAGGGCTTACCCTTACCCTTCTTGGTCTCCTTCTGATCGACAATCAGACCGATCACAAGACCCTTGGAAGTCATCTTCTCAGCCATAGCTCGTTACCTCCTGCTTAGGCCAGCGCGGTAGAACCACGGTGCATATAGATACCCTTGGTCTTGTTCTCGTAGACGAAGGTATCATGGTAGATGCGGTAGTCGAACTTCCACGCATCGGCCTTCTGGTTCTCGTTGGGAGTGAAGATGCGGGGCAGGACGTGCTTCACAACCTTGGTCACGGCAGAGGGATGGACAATCATGAAGTTGATCTTGTAACCATCGCCAACCGCGCCGGTGTAACCGCCAGCGGTCTGACCTTCGGTAGTACCGTCCAGCAGGGTGATCGCGGTGTAGAAGCGGCTCTGAGGAACACGGACAATCTGCATATTGTCGTAGGTCTCAACTTCGCGGTTCACACCACGCACATCGTTCATAACGGTGCGCACGATCTTGGCACGGAGACCCGCATAGGCGGTCTCGGAAATGAACAGGATGCGACCCTCGGTGGGGACTTCGGCTTCGTTCATATCCTTCTCGGCGGTGTCGATGAGGGCGGGAACATCGGTAGTACCGATCTCAACGTCACCAGTAGCGGTCTGAATGCCCTCAGCACCCGCGATCTTGGCGAAGGTGTAGGCATCAATTTCGGGAGCGACCTTGGTACGGATGAACTCACCCGCCAGAGTACCAAAGGCCATACCGATGGTCTCCTCGTTGTCCATGCGGTCAACCATGAACGCACGACCACGGTCGCGGGTCAGGGTCAGGGTTTCCCAAGAGCCAGCGACTTCACCATCGGTGTAGCCCTTGTTGCGGTCGTAGTCACCCAGACCATCCATAGAGGTCTTGAAAACCTTGATGGTATTGCCATTCACAATGTCAACCTTGGTCGCATCGAGAATAGCGGTACGGGAGCTTGCCTTGTACACTTCATCCAGCAGGGGAAGGTACTTCTGAGCAAGTTCAAAAGTATTAGCCATAACTTGTTACCTCCAATTCATTGAAATTTAGATAGGCGGCAGACCGAAACTGGCTCTCAGGTCAGCCATTTCCTTCTTCGCCTTGGCTTCGTTGGGGTCATCCCCAGCAGGAGGCACGGGCGTTTCTTTCAGAATCTTCGCTCGCAACGCCTTTTCAGCGTTCACGGAATGCTTGCGCATCACGGCGAACACGGTTTCCATGTCACCGTCAGCCATGGCGTTCGCGGCTTCATCAGCCAGCGCTTCATCATAGCCCTGGGACAGGAAGGAAGCCTTGTGATTGCTCACAGTCTTTTCCTTGCGGAGCGTTTCAAGCTCCAGCTTCATGTCCTCCTGTTCCTGCTTGCGCCGTTCCTCCTCGATCTCATCGGCACTCATCTTCGCACGAAGCTGACGCTTGGTGGCGGCAAGTTCCTTGGAAACCTTGTCGAAATGAGCCTTGGAGATCATGCCATCCTTGGAAGGGGCAGGAGCGGGAGCAGGTTCAGGGTCGTTATCGGGTTGCGGGTTCGGGTCGGTGTCCATGTTTTCGAGCAGACTCAGCTTTTCCTCAGCCGTCATGTCCTCCCGATAACCTTCCACCTTCGTCCAGTCAAAACTCATCGTGTCCTCCTTGCGTTTAATTAACGTCTGTTCTCTCAGACAGAAAACATTTTGCGTTTTAGCGTCTTCTCTGACTTTTGCGACTTCTTTAACCTCGCTTCTCTGCGAGTATTTCAAATGGCGAATTGCCATCTAAAACCATAGGCGTGTTCCTGCTTCCCGTTACAGCACAGGAGAATGTTGCCAGCGTTCCTCCAAAATCCACTTGCGCGAATCTCAGCGATTGAAGTCCATTCTCGAATCAGATTGCCATTCGAGTCAAACTGTCTGATCGCTTGTGTGTACTTGCGAGGATTTCTGCGGAAAGCACCTGTGCGAAATCTCTCATAGACCTCTGCACGACTCCCGTAATGATTGTTGTACTTCTGAGTACACCACTCCAAATTGCTTACGCAATTATTCGTTTTGACCTCATCTTTGTGATTGATGAAGGGGAGATTTTCAGGATTCGGAATGAACGCTTCTGCAACAAGGCGATGAACGTAAATGTCTTTGCGCTTCCGATTACCGCTATACAAAGCCACTCGATCATAGCCATAAGAAGTGATGCGATGTTTCAAGATGGTAAAGGGTTTCGCTTGAATGTTGCGGATATTACCGAGATTACTCACCTGATAAAGCCCTTCGTAGCCCTTCACGTCTCTCCAAACTTCACTCACCGTCATTACCTTCTTTCTTAGGCGGTTCTCCCTTGGAAGGGGGTACAGAACCCGCCGGGACAGGTTCTTTGTAATCCCACTTCCGCAGGAAGGACTTGCTCTGCTCGGTCACATCCATCGGGTCATTGAACAGACCACTCGTGGCAATAGCCACTTCGGGGGCAAGACCAGCTTCAAGCATCTGCATCAAGCTCTGCGTCTTGGTCAACAGGTTATCATGCTGTCTGCGAGTGAACTTGTAGTCCACTTCACGCAGACTCAGGTTGAACTCCTTCACAACGGTACGAATGATGCTCAGGGCAAGCCGCAGGAAACTCCGTTCAGACTCCTCGAAAAGAAGTTCGGTGTCCTTGGCTCGTGCTTCACATTGACTCCAACCGTCTCTCAGGAATACTGCCGCACCCGTGTCAGAGGTGGATGCACCACCCTTGGTCGTGGTCGGCATACCGCAAATCACAAGTACCTGCTCGTAGATGTAATCCACAAGGGTCTGCGTCTGTGCCTGATTAAGCTCCTGTGACACAATATCCACATCGGCATCTACGCCCTGTGTGGACTTGATGACAAGTGCTCCAAGCTCACGCAACTTCTGAATACTGTCTTCCTGTATCTCGCAGTTACGGAACTTCAAGAAGCTCTGAATGAACTGCTCAATACCATCCACTCGGTTGCTCATGATGGTGTTGATCGCATCCAACAGCGGAACGGCGGGTTCAAAAGAACCCATCCTTGCCATGTTCAGCCGATACTCGAAAATCGGAATATCGCCCAAACTGTGCGCTTCCCACT